GCGCGGGGCCACGCGCGTTTCGAGGGTTTCAGCCAGGCTCATCGACGGTCATTCCTTGGGCCGATCGCCAGGGCGCCGGGCGCGCCAAGCGGATCGCATCTACGCTTATGTCGCAATCATAGCACAAAATAATATGCTCATACACGGGTTTCAAATAAAGCCTTCAAAATCAATGCGCTCTGTTTGAATTTCGTAACGCCTTGAACCCTTTCGAAACCCATTTTGTATAAATCCTGTATGAACGGTTTGGGTAAAATGGCTCACAAACTTTCTAACGCCTTTGTTGGCTCTCTGAAAGCCGATCCTTCCCGCAAGAGCGGTCAGGTTTTCACTGATCCCATGGGAGGCTTACAGATATGGGTGAGCACTAACGGAACCAAGACGTGGCGATTTTCGTACCGGCCGAAAGGTAAGAACCCCGTCACCCTAACCCTTGGTCGCTTCCCTGAAATGGATGCGGAGACGGCTCGGTTTAAGGCTCTCGCCTGTCAGGGCGAGCGTGATGATGGCGACCCGAAGAAGCTGGTGGACACCCGCGCACGGATCAGCACGATAGCTGAAATCCTCTATGCCCATGCCGACGTGCTTGAGGCACGCTCGCCCGCGACAGGCCGGTCGGTTCGCAAACGCTATCAGCGATTAGTCCGCGTCTATGGTGACGCTGAAATCCACGAATTCGGTGAAGCCCTGAAAGCCTACGTGGACTTTCAATATTCCTCCGACAAACAGCAAGGCGCCGCGCGGGGGCTTATCAGCTACGTCTCCGCCGCGTTTACCCGCGCCGAAGACCCGATGAACGGTCTGGTGCTTCCGAGGGATCATGTGAACCCGATCAAGGGGCTGGTCAGCCATATCCCGTGGCTGATGGAAACGAAGGCGGGCACATGGAAGGTGAGCTTTGAGGAGGCTGACCTGACAAAATTAATAGACGCGATCACGCTCGCTCAAGCGCAACCTTCGTTGCATTTACCGGGGTTGTTTGCGCTGGAATTGCTGCTGTTGACCGGCGCCCGCCCGAACGAAATTTGCTCATTGCGAGACAGCGAGATCACCGTTCGAGGCGGTGTCACGCGGATCATCAAGGATCGCCACAAGACATGGCGCAAGACGGGTCGCCCTCGTGAGATTTTACTGATGGGAGAGGCTGTAGAGGTGCTTGAGAGGGCGCGGGCATGGCGGGATAAGAGATTTCCGACCGAGTCCAACGATAGCTGGATTTTCCCCGCCAAGCCTAGCCAACCGAAGAAGCACAAGCTTCGCACTGGCCACATCAACAACCTCTGGAACTATGCGGCGAAGGTCAGCAAACTGTCGGGCGTGAAGTTCATCCCCTACAATTTACGATCCAGCTATATCAATGTGGCCTTGGACAATCCGCCGCCGGGGATGGATTTCTTCGCTTGGCTTGAACGGGTAGCTGAGAACGTCGGCCACACGAATGTTCAGACAACCCTTGGTTTCTACCGTAAGCAACGAGACGAAAAACTGATTGAAGCCGCCAAGCATACGGCAGGCGTGTTCAAATCGTTTCGGACGGTGGCGAACAATCCAGCCACATAGGGTCGCTGCATAAATACTCTCATAGATTTTTATGAGGGCATTTCCAGTTGTCTGCTTCCGATTTCACCGTCCTTAACGTCGCCAAGCCGCAGATTTTGAATCTGTCTGAGAAGCTGTCTTCGGATACCTTCGCTATCGCGCTTGTCAGCCCGACACCTGCATTTTCGGCGACCTACACCGGTTCATCCGGCTCGGCTCGCTACTCGGACATTTCCGCCTCGGAAGTCACCGGGACTGGCTATACGGCTGGTGGCGCGAACACCACGGTCACGGTCTCCGGTAACGCCACGGTCACCGTTGGCTGCACCGGCGCAAGCTGGACCACGGCGACCATCACGGCCTGCTACGCCGTCGTCTACGACCGGACGGACGCTAACCAGCAAATCCTTGGCTACGTAGCTCTGGACCCTGATGGGGGCACTGCAAACGTGTCGTCAACGGCGGGCACGTTCAGCGTGAGCTTCGCGAGCGGTCTCTTCTCGCTCGCCTGATGGATAGTCCAAATCTTTGAAGAATACGAGCCGTCAGGGGTGACCTTGGCGGCTCTTTACTTTTTGCTCAACCACTCAGTAATTTTGCGAAGCTCATCGTAGCTGGCATCTGCCGATAAATATTGGCGTGACTCAGTATTCTTATTTTGCGAACAGCACCAACTATTGGGTGGATAACGGTGCGACCGCTTCAGGGTCGTTTACCGTCCCTTCTGGTGTCTACTATGTTTTAGTTGAGCAATGGGGTGCAGGTCAGGGTTCGGCACTCGTGGGGGCGGGTCCTTACAACTACGTTTCTGGTGCTGGCGGCTCCTACGCTGTCACCAACGTCGCTGTCAGCCCCGGCGACACGATCACCTACGTCATCGGTTCACCCGGAACTTCTACTGACGCGCCGGGAACGCTTGCGGTGGGTGGCGATAGCTATGCGGTCCATAGCGGAACAACGGTTGTTGTAGCTCCGGGCGGCGGTAGCTCTACCACAGCAGTTGGCACAACAACCTACGCCGGTGGTGCTGGTGCAACCAACGGATCGAACTATGTGGGCGGCGGTGCAGCAGCCAGCCCATTCGGGGCGGGTGGTGCAGGCTCAACCTCTTCGGGCGGTAGCTCACCATCCGCCGGTGCGGGTGGTGGCACGGCCACGGCGGGCACGAGCAACGAAAATGGGGGTGGCGGCGGCGGCCCAACAAGCGCCGGGGTTACTGGATATAACGGTGGTTCGCCGGGTGGCGCGGGCGGCTACGGCGGCACTGCGACCACAAGCGCGGCTGGTCAGTTCCGCGCATCATGGGGTGTCACGTCGGCGCCGACGAACTCGGTTGCACCGACGATCAGCCAAAGCACCAACCTGCTTACGGCGGGGAATGGCACTTGGGCACAGGCCGCAAGTTTTGCCTATCAATGGGCAAACAGCACCGGAAATATCACCGGGGCAACGTCGTCCACCTTCACGTTTTTGGCTGATGACAACTACGTTGTCTCGGTCACGGCCACTAATTCGCTTGGGTCGGCTACCGCCAATTCGAGCGCGTTCAACACCAACGCTCCGACGCTCAGTACCAATGGTTCGATCTCCACGACGATCAAGGCGATTGTCGGGAATGTCCTAACTGGCACTGCGGCAACCTTCACGAACTCAGCTTCGACCGGGTTGCAATGGAATCGCAACGGCTCGCCGATCTCCGGTGCCACGTCCACCAGCTACACAATGGTAACCGCCGATGGCGGCTGCACCATCACACTCACAACGACCGGAACCAACAACGCCGGTTCGACATCTCAGACCACGGGCAACTACGGCCCGGTTTTCAAGCAATCCGTCATCACGTCCGGTACGACGTGGACGGTTCCATATGACTGGAACTCTTCCAACAACACCGTTCAAGCTCTCGGATCGGGTGGTTCTGGTTTCCAAAAAGGCGGCGGCGGCGGGGGTGCGTTTGCCCAAGGCAACAACGTCGTTCTCACTCAGAACGCGGTCATTTTCGTCGCGGTAGCGTCCAGTGCCCCGACCTCCTTCAACAATACCTCGGTTGTCGCTGACTATGGCCGCACGGCCAACGCGACATCTGGTGGTGCTGGCGGTTCAACGGCCAACTCAACAGGCAATGTCACCTATGCCGGTGGTGCTGGTGCGCTTGGAACGGGCGCAACCTCGCCTGAAGGCGCTGGCGGCGGGGGCGGTGCTGCTGGTGTGTTCGGGGCTGGTAAAGCCGGTGGTGCCGCATCGTCTTCCGGCGGCGGTGGTGGCGGCGGCTCGAACGGTGGTTCTTCGACCGCAGGCACGGCTTCAACATCCACGACGGGCGGTGCGGGTGGCAAATCCACCACGAACACGACAGGCGGTGCACAGCATACGGCTGGCACGAATGGTTCAGGCGGAGGTGGTGGTCAATCGAACACGACTTCAGCCGACGACAACGGCGGCGCGGGTTCTAACGATACATCTATCAACTCGTCCTACGGCTCAGGTTCGGGCGGTGGCGGTGGCGCGGGGTTCAGCACCACTCAGCACGGCGCGGGAGGTAACGGCGGCTCATGGGGCGGGGGCGGCGGTGGTGCGGGCTACAACACTACACAGAGCTACGGCACGGTTGGCACGGGTGGTTCGCCGTGGATCGTCGTCACCTATCTTCCGGCAGCTTCCGCCACGAATTTCTCAGCATCGTTAGGTGCAGGATCGGTTGCGATCTCTGGCCAAACTCCGGCCGTGGCTGCGGATGGCAACACCAGCTTGGGTGCGTCTGCGCTCGCCATCACGGGTCAGCCTGTCACTTTTGAAGGCGATGCTCCGCTAAACCTTGGTGCATCGTCCCTGACGATCACCGGCCAGCCCGTCACATTCTCTTCGGTAAGCCCCGATTTCTCGGCGGCGCTTGGTGCTGGGTCGCTGGCGATCAGTGGCGAACCGGTCACCTTCACATCCGACGCTTACATGAACTTGGGTGCATCGTCCCTGACGATCACAGGCCAGCCCGTCACGGTTGGTCTTGGTTTCGGTGCTACACCCAATGCAGGTTTACTTACGATCTCCGGCGCCACGGTCACGGCTACGTCTGGCGGAAGCCTCGCGCTAGGTAGTTCTGCCCTCACGATCACAGCAGAGCCGGTGGCAGTGTCCGCCGATGCGGCAACCAGCCTTGGCCAAGGATCGCTTACAATCACAGGCCACCCGGTCACGGTTTCGGCCGGGGTGTCCGCATCTCTGGGCAACGGCTCTGTAAGCCTCACTGGCGAGGCTGTGGGCGTGTCTGGCGGCTTTACAGTTTCGCTGGGCGTATCGGCGATCTCTTTCTCGGGTGAGCCTGTAACGGCCTCTGGCGCGGCTCCGCTAAGCCTTGGAGCTGGTAGCCTCACCATCCACGGCGAAGCGCCTACCTTCACTTCCGATGCCTACGCATCGTTGGGCAACGGTTCGGTCACGATCATTGGTCAGCCGGTCTTCGTATCGAACACGACGGTCATAGATTTTTTCGCCTCGCTTGGTGTTGAGGCCATGCACATCGCGGGGAACGCGGTCAGCGTTCTTGCCAATGCAAGTGTGAGCCTTGGTGCATCGTCCCTGACCGTGACCGACGAACCGGTTAGCGTCAGCACCGGTGCGACCATATCGCTCGGCAATTCTGCCCTGACGATCATACCTGAGCCGGTCAGTGTCTCCACCAACGCTTCCACTAGCTTGGGAACGGAATCACTCACCATCACCGGCCTGCCGGTCACAGTCTCCACGGGCGTTTCGGCGAGCGTCGGTCACTCGGCTGTTTCGATCCTTGGTGAGATCGTTGGAGTGAATGCAAGCGCAAGCACAATGCTTGGCGCTGAAACTTTGGCAATCACGTCTGAGCCTGCGTCTGTGTCGGGCGGGGTGGCCGTGTCTGTGGGCCAATCGGACATGACGATCCTCGGTCAGATCGTCGGTGCAACCGCTCAAGCGAACGTCTCGCCGGGGGCGCAAGCCCTTCAGATCACCGGTCAGCCGGGCGATGGGGCCGCAGGATTTGCGGCGGCTGTTGGTTGCACCATCTTCAACATTGTCGGTTGCCCCGTCTCCGTCTCGGCTGACTGCAACCTTACACCCGTGAATGATGAAATCGGGATCGCGGGATGCCCGGTTCTGGCTTCGGAATCGGTCAGTTTCTTCCTTGGGGCTGGCTATCTGACGATCATCGGAGGGCGCGTTGATGTGCTCATCACCAAACGCCTCGTTCCATCGCCAGCAGATACGCTCTCGGCCAATAAAGAGACTCGCACCCTTAATGCGAACTTTGAAACTCGCTCGCTCAACGCGAATATTGAGCCACGAGTTCTCGGAGCTAACAAAGAACCGAACGCATTGAATGCCAATATAGAAAGTCGCTCAATTAAGGCCGCCTCATAAGGCTCCCTGCGATAAATATTCTATCCTCCTAACTCAGGCGCGCCGTGGCTAACACAGTTCAAACATTTCTTCCCACCCTACCAACGGATCGCACGACGCGTTCGGTTAATTACGCAGGAAAATTGCTTCAAGTGGGGGACACCATCGCCAACGGAACGCAGGCTGTCGCACAATATCTTGCCGATAGCTCTGTGCCTCCCAACCTTACCGCCAGCACCGACCTAACATTGGTTGGTGATGTTGAGATCGGTTCAAACGGAACCTCTGTAAATTGGGAGTTCACTGGTGGTATTTCGGGAAACACCTATTATTGGGGCGTAAGCTTCAACACGGTTGTCAGTGCGGAATCCTTCACGCGTTACTACATCCAACCCGTCACTGCGGCGCCGCTCTAATGGACGAGAACGCAAACGCCACAAGCTCTAGCACTTCGACCACGACCACGACGACCGCAACCACGGGGATCAGTCAGGATCAGTTGAGCATTGCATTGCTGTCACAAAAATTCGACATGCATAACGACTCTGTGCTGAAACAGCTTGGAAGCATCAAAGACATACTTCTCGTTGAAGTCGCGAACGTCAAATTACAGGCCACCACTGATCGGGATAATACCAATATCCGCTTCACCGTCGTGGACGGGCAGATAAAGGACTTGAAGGAAAAGGATATCAAGAACCTTCGGGACAACCTCGATAACATCAAGGATGATGTCGGTGACCTGAAAGAAGCCGCCGCCGCCGATGGTGCTGAGAAAACTCTTCAGTCACGCATCCACGACGGTCTTCTGATTGTGTTCGCCGCTATTGTCGGGTCATTAGCAACGGTCTTTGGACCCGGCATTTTGAAGCTATTCCACTTTTAAGCTTCGGCTTCGACCACCTTCGCCTTGCGTGGGGCCTTAGCCTTCACCGCCGGTTTCGCGGCTTTGCGACCACCCACGCCAAGCCCCATGCTTACCGCCAATGCGGATCGGCTGGCTGAATATGAACTGCAAACCATGGGATAGGAGTCCGGCAGACCCCACTTGGCGCGGTATTCTTCCGGCGAGAGACCATATTTTGATCGCAGATGACGCTTCAGCGATTTGAACTTCCGACCATCCTCAAGGCAGATGAGGTAATCGGGCTGAAGTGATTTTTTGATGCTGACGGCGGGGACGAGTTCCGCCGGTTCAGGTTGAGGCGCCGTGGCCGTGCCCGACAACGCGCCATGAACACTGCGGATCAGCGACGGCACTTCAGCCGCGCTGACGTGATTATGCTGAAGGTAGGCGGAAACGATGTCCGCCGTCATTTCGATGATTTCGCTCACTTAAATTTCTCTCGCCTGTGGAGCGATCAGGGTAGGCCGCGCGGCACAGCTTTACACCATGAACCAACCGTGAACATTAATGCCCGTATGATCCCCCGTTGGAGCCAAAACGTCAGCTACATGCTCGCCCATCAGATCAAGGATGGTGGCGAGGCGTGGCTGAACTGCACCCGATGCAAGGTCAGCCGTCCAGTCGATCTGGCGGCCTTGGTTCTGAAGATGAACCCGCTTTACAGCTTGTGGGAGCGGCGGCCAATCTGCCCGACATGCGGCGGCCAGATGTTCGTCAACGCGCATTGGGCCAAGGGTGCGTTTGTCGTCCCACTCATCAGTCAGGATAGCAGCGAGCTTCACGCCGCATGGCATCGTGAGCAACGAAGGCTCGCGGGTTGGAAGACGTAGACGCTTCCGCATACCCATCAGCCACACGATCCAACGCCCTGACCATCTCGTCAGCCGACACACCGGCCCAATCCCATTCGGCCATGATGGCGATTTGGTTCAGATGGCCGTCGCGGATTTGGGTGTCTGTGATCATCCGCCTGCGGCCTTCTGTGCTTTTAGGATCAATTCCAACGCGAAATTTTCGGACTTAAGCGTCTGAATGGCCTTGGTCTGAAGGTCTTTCACCACTTCAAGCCGTGCCATTTCGGCTGCGGTTTCATCCATGAAACGCTGAACGCGGGCGTTATGCTCGGTCATGTCCCTGATCCAACCGGCGCGTTGCCGCTTTGGAACCTTAGCCGCTAAGGCGATGATCTCTTGTTCGGTCATGGTGCGACCGCCTCACGTTCGTTGGCCGCTTTGAGCTTCAGGGCGAGTCTCGCCATGTTCCGCTCTGCCGCTTCGAGCCGCGCCAGATATTCGTGGATCATTGCGACGGTCTCTTTCCGATGGGCGACGGTGCGCGGGTCGCGGTTCCATTCTTCATCGGTCATCACGCGGCCTCTGGCTCGCGGCGACGCTTACCGCCCCACGGATCGGGGAACTCTTTGCCAGTGCGGAAATCCACCAGCCGGTAATCGTCGGGGCGGCCTTTCTTCATAGGAAGCGCGTGTATGGCCTCCAACTTGCCGCCCGTCAGCCGGTTGAAAATATCCAGACCAGCCGCGTAGTCGGGGCCTTGGCTCATATCGGCGGCGTAGATGAAATTGTTGTCTTGACTGCCTTCGAAATCAGGATGGATGCCCATGCTGACCGCACCGATAGTGTAGAGAAGGTGAGTCAGGTCTTGATCACTAATGCCACTGGATTCTTGACCTTCATACATCGCGGTCGCGGCACAGAAAGCAACCAGACCAAGTTCACGCTTCGACAACACTTTAAGGTCGTCAACGAACTTGCGGTTAGACTTGGTCGTGGGGTAGCACTGATACGCCTTAGCCGTGAAGACATCCGAATCCAATTCGTCGTCTTCGTAGGCAGACACTTTCCACAGGTGAACAATCATTAGGCCCTCCATTACAGCTAGGCCGCTATGCTCAATGCACGCTGTCGCCCTCCTTCACCTTCAGCATACGCGCGAAGTGGAAGTCGTCAATCAAAATATTGAGAATATCATGATGCAAGCATTTTGGTTTACCAGATTATGCTTGCATTAATGCTTGCTGCCTTGCCATGGTCTCACGGAACTCGAATTCGTCAACCTAATCCGCCGTCCACGTAACGACGCCGCGATCTTCGCTTTCGTCGCATAGGTGATGGCGTTATCGTTGCTCGCGATGGTCATTACGCAGCCCTCCGCAAACGACCTTCAATGATCTCCACATTGTGCGGATCACGCTCGAAGCCGATGTAGCCCCGGCCAGTGTTGATCGCTGCAACGCCGTGCGATCCAGACCCCGCGAACGGGTCAAGCAGGGTGTCGCCCGGCTTGCTGAACAACCGCAACAGATGTTCGATCAGTGCGACGGGCTTGACGGTCAGATGATCGTTGCCGTCCGCATCCTTTGCGGCCTTGGTGGGCTTATCGACCGACATCAGCGTTTTCGGGAAACCGCCGTCGAGCGTTTGGGAGGTGTCCACCAGTCCAACGCCATGCCTCATCCAATTATCGACGAAAGTTCCATCGCGGGGTTTTTGGGCCAGCACCATCGGTTCAAGCGTCTGGTTGATCATCGGGGTTTTGCGCCCACCAATACTTGCGCGGATCGCATCCGCGTCGTCACGCCCGTCAATGAAGTGATCGAGCTTCATCGCTCGTGGCAAGCCGGGACGAACCCACCCGAGCATTTCCCGCACCTCAAACCCCACATCTTCCACAGCGACCGCCATCCGGTGATAGAGGCGAGCTTGCGAAAAGCTGACGTAGAAACCGCCGGGCTTCAGGACGCGGAAGACTTGTTCGGACACCTCCGACATGAAGGCTTGGAAATCCCTGCCCTGCTTAGGATCAAACCGCGTGTTAGGCGGCAGACTGCCGATCTTGGCGGGATTGCGGGAACGCCTTTGAAGTTCTGCGTTATCCCAATCCTCGCCCATCCCTTGCAAAAAGTAAGGCGGGTCGGTGATGACGATTTCAATGGATTGGTCAGGGATCGCGGCGAACAGATCGCGGCAGTCTCCGCACAACACTTTTGCGTTGTCATTGGCCGACTTGGGAATAGTGATGCACTGCGCAGGCGCCACAACGGCAGGGACAGTTTCGCGGATGGTGCGACGGGCAACCTTTCGTGCAGCCCTTCGTGCAGCCCTTCGCGCCTCTAGGCGACGTTTCCACGGGGCTTGCTTGGCGACCTTGCGCTTGGGCGCCGCCATGACGGCCTGAACGGCTGCGACGATCTCATCATGTTCGTCAACGCACGCCGGTTCAGGCTTGATGTTATCGTTGGCCGGAGTCGGGATCGGGGTTACTTGAGACATGAGGGTTCCTTTTCGGCATTTGTGAAAATCCGTTGCTGGTAAGTTGAGACACAGGCGAACTACTTCGCGCCCAGAATGGACGTGAACGCTGCCTATGCTGATGTAGTGGGAAGTTTTAGAAGATAGTCAGGTAAGCCATTTGATTTCTCCACGCTTAGGGATGCGTGGAACAACTCCGCGCTCACCTCCTATGACCTCATGATGCCCGCGATCTGGAATCCGTCAACTAAAACGGTCGATTATTTTTGGAGGTTTGGTTTACGAAACCTTACAGGCAGCCTGCAACGCCATGAAGTGATCCAGCCGGATCACCGCCAAAGCCTCCCTGCGATCCTGCTTCAGGATCAGCAGAGGCTCTAAGGCGCCGTGTCCTTTGGCTTGCTCGAAGTCGGTGTAGACCGCCATCTTTGCGCGAGCCTTGACCTCCACCTCATACGGGAAGGATTGCTTGGCGGCTTGGCTGAGCATGATGTCACAACCGTTGGCGCCCATGCTGCGGCTTGCAACGTCGTCCTCGGTAAGGTGCGGGTGATGGGCGAGGATCGCCTTGGCGGCGATCTGCTGACCTCTACGGCCTTTCGCCTTCGCGCTGGCGGTCTTCACTTGGTGGCGATGACCGCGTTCGTGGTGGCCGCCTCAACGACCGGCACAACCACATCCTGCACAGCAGCTTGGACATCGGCGGCGACGTTCTTCGGATCGGCCGTAACCACACCGATGAAGCCAGCGAGGCCCATGCCGCCCGCGATGATGATCACAGCCATGTGCGGGCTGATGGACACACCGGCGGCGGTCAGCAGGCCGACAAGGCCACGCCACGTAGACGCTTCGCCAAGACGGGCTTCAGCCCATGTCAGGAAGGCGTTCATCAGTGCGGCAGCTTCGCGGTCAACGCCTCGATGACGCTGTTCACAAAGGCAATAGAAAGTGCTGTCTCTGCGGAGCCACCCACTTTCGACAGCACCAACGTGACGATCTGATCGGCGCCAGCTTCAGCCACGGGTGCAAACGCCGCCTCAATGGTTGCTAGAGCGGATTTCGCATCGTTGACGATGGTGGCTTCAAGGTTCGGAGCGGCTGCGGCTAGGAAGCTCTCGGCTTCGGAAAAGAAAGACATGAAAAATACCTGCGTTAAAAACTACGCAGTTATTTAGTCAGCGAACATCAGACGAAATTTGGCGGCATCGTCCAAAACGGTGAACTCAATCGTCATGAACCATTCATCATGGTGATCCAACGGTCCTTCGACCGTCAGCTTGAACGTCTCGCAATTTGCGAAGAGCCATTGGTTCGCCACCGCAGCCACGGAATAGGGGAAGGTGGCGGTGATGGTGTGGGTGGTGATCATTCCCCACCCCAGAACATCTTGAATCTGGCGGCTTCAGCTTGCTCTTCATCAGTTGTCCACGCGGTGACGAGGAAAAGCGCGGCATCAATATGCTTGCTGAACGACACGGCCAGATCGTTAAAACCCGAGTAGACCGGAGACGCGCTAATCTGGATGTTCACCGCGTTAGTGGGGACAGTCCGGCAAAACTCGATGGTATTGTCTGCTGACATGGAGAAATTCACCGTCACGGGGAAGGACCGTTGCTGGATCATTCCGTGTCACCATCTTCTCGCGCGGGATAGGCGTAGACGCTCAGCAGATATTCCTTGTTGTCGCCCATCGTCATCCGAACAGAGCAATGATCCAACGGCGGTTGAAACCGTTCGGCGCCCGGCTGATAGGGGATGATAGAAAAGCCGTTCTTGAGCGCGTGCGTGAGGTTAGGACCCAGTTCGTTTCGGACGCGGGTCATCAGGTCTACGAACGCGATGCGCTCCTGAAGGCGGGTGTTGAGATTTTCGAGATCAGACATTGTCGCCCCGGTCAGCTTCATCCGCATCCTTGGCGAGAAACGCCAGATGTTCAGCAAGGTTTTCCTCGGGTATGGTGTGAACGCGGTCTAGATTAAGCACAAATGCCTCACCTGACTCGTTACCACTCACTAGATTGATCGTCCCGATGACCCGGTGGACATCCTCTTGCGACGGTTCGGGAGCGTCCGACCACATTGGATCAATAATCGGCTCAATCTTGAATTCAGGATAGATCGGCTCCGGCCATTTCGCAGGATCGGTGACTTCCTCAACGCCTGCTGCCATCATCTTCATGTTGAAGGTTGTGGCGGCGAGCGCGGGAGGCTCGGCTGAACGGTCTCCGAATAATGACTCCATCATCTCTTCATCAGTCATGCCGGTGAGAGTGACCACATCGCCTCTATCGGCTTGATCAGCGAGAGTGGTCAGGCGATTGACCAACTCTTCGTTGCGACAGATGCACGAACCCGTTTCTTCGTCATAGGCTGACGACAGGCATTCAGGGCAGAGCGGAACCCACGGCTCTGTGCCATCCCCGATCCACACAGGACGGGTGTCCACACGATAGCCGATGCCCGGCTGAATGGCGGTGTAAAGCTGGTCTTCCAGATCGGCGATACGGTCAAGGAGAGGCGCGGCGGGGACGGTGGCGGCAAGCTGGCGCGGATTATCGCCAAGATAGACTTCGCAGAAACCATCGTTCAGCCGTTCGGCGAAATCCACGCGGGTCTGGTCATCCCATTCCCAAAATGGTGTGCGAGCGGTGATGTCGTCCTGAGCCGATGAAACGATGTCAGCAGCCCAACCCGCACTGACGCGGCATCCATCGGGATAGCTGGCGATCAGGTCGGCATTTTCCTTTTCAAGTTCGGCGATCCGCAGACTTAAGTTCGTGTTCTCCGTTGCCAGATCGATGACCCTACTCGTGTCGCAAAGCATCGTGTTGGCTGGCGCGGCGAAATAGTCGGAATCGCCATTGTAAAATTCGGCATCAAAATCGTTCTCGGTTCGAGCGTCCTGAAGAGCGTCCACCAGCATCGCCTTGATCGCCGTGAGATCGTCGTTCGCGGGGGCGGTCATTGGTCACCACCCCAGAACATCTTGAACTGAACGGCTCTCTCAACGGCCTTGGTTAGGCGATCCCTATTAGCCGGGCTGTAAATCCCGTGAGGATCGTCCGGCAACTTCTGCATGGTCTCGACAATATCGACGGCGAACTTGATGCGCCCTTCCCACGACATACTGCGAACCACTTGTTCAAGGGCCGACTCCATGCTGTTGGCATACTCGTCCCGCGCCCAACGGTAGCGTTCCTCTGCGTTCTCATTGTGCATCAGTGACAAACGACCGGCGGTATCGACCGGCTTTCCGTTCGTTCGATAATATTCCAGTTGTTCCTTGGCTTCGTTGAATAGGAACTCTTCGCGGGTGCGCTTAGTATCAATAGGATGAAGGCTCATTGGTAGTCTTTCCGACCGTCTTGCGCGGCCTAATCGTGTGTTTAGATCGTCTTATTCGCCGCCAAAAAATAACTTGGCTTGAACAAGTTTGTCTTCTTCCGCTTCCATGACCATAATCATGAGGTTGGCGCGGTCGGCGTTGAGGCCGTAGTTGTGACGGAGGGCCTGCTTAAGGTCTTCGCGCTTGGCCGACTCACGCATTGCTTCGGTCAACTGCTTGATTTTCGCAAATGTCACACCGGTGGGTGGGGATGATAGAATGATCGCCATAGTGTCTTTCCGGCGGGAAATGTCCGCCAATCGCTGTTTTTAATCGTTCCACAGAATATCGGCGTGGAAGAGCTTGAATAGTGTTGCATCGCGTTTATTGAAGAACGTGAAGCGGTGACCGTAAGTGCTGATCTGGCCCGGTTCACCAAAGGCGACAGCTTGCCGCTCGTGCTTGATCCGGTTGTCATAGCACCACTTGCGCGGAGCCTTGATGCGACCGGTTATTTCGACAGTCCATTCGGTTTGTTCAATCGTCTCCACAGTCGTCACCCGAAGAACAACTTAAAAAGGGCTGCATCTCGTTGGTCGTCGAAAAAGGCGCGGAACCTCTTATTGCCGTTCGGCAGTTGTATCCCACCACTTCCTACCGCCCATTCCCCTTCACAATTATCGACGCACCATTTCTTCACCGTCTTGTATGCGGTCTGATGAGGCAGAGAGGTGATACGCACGCGGTATTCAAATCGCTCTGAAAGGCTCATCCCAACCACCGCATCTTGAAGTGGATCGCGTCCCGAGCGTTGGTGAAGGTCAGCCGCCAGAACCAATTGCCCAGCCTATATTCGGCCTTTGTAGTATGCTCTGGCTGTCGTTCTATGTTTTCGCTGTAGGTAATGCCTTGCTCTTCAAGCCATTTCTTCTCATCATCACACCGGCGAAAATTAACGCCGGGGCCGTCGAAGTGGATGATGAGGCTAAGGTTCTCTTCCGGGGCGGGCGTGGAGGTGTTGGGCTGAACGGTCATTGCTCAACCCCGAAGTAAGCCGGGCTACGCAACTTGCAAATCATCATCGCGTCTTCGTCGTACACGCTCACGTCAACAAACCAGTGCCGAGCATCAATAGCCCACATCCACTTGAACCTGCTGCGTCGTGAGCCAAGCAATGCCTTCAACTGTTCGTGGAAGCCTTCACGATCATAGATCGGGTCGAACCGAACCCAGCCAAATCGCTTCATTCCACGTCCCCCAACACTGTCACCGTGGCGACACCCTGAATTTCGCACTCAAGATTGTCGAACCAATAGTCAGTCGCGTTGTATTGGACGAGACCTTCCTTGGTTATCGTGTTCAAATCGGTGCGGTATCCCATGCTCGAAGTCATCTTCAAGCTCTCGATCCTCATACTCGCCGTAGCTGTCGGGAGCCACTTGATGTAGATGCGGTGAGGTTTAGGTGCTTGGTGGGCGATAATGGCCCGGTCAATCGCAGCAATCGCGTCGTCAATCAGTTCGGTATTCATTTGTAGTCTCCAATAGTAGATGCTGCTACTATTTAGTCACAATACCTAATTACCTTGAATTAGGCTATTTACTTCACTATTTCGCAACCTTGTCGCGCCAATCAGGACCAATCTTTTCTTCGGACCATTTCTCGGAACGCTCGATAGCGTGCAGCCATACCCGGCGTAGCGTGTACTCCGCCGTGTCCCTGAAACACACTACGCGAGCCGCCACGAACACATCGGTGTTCCAACGCTTAACAAGCGTAAGGTTATCTTGGTTCAGGCAAAATCGAGTGAAACTATCCATCTCGTCATGCGTCAGATGCAGATAGATCGATATCGGTTCATACTTACTAATCGTCTTTGCCATCGTTTTCCTCCCTACGCTTCCGGCGGTACTCAGCTTGGTATGCCGATAATCTCGCTCTATTTTCTTTTGAATATTGCTTCTGATAGTCTCGATAATGCTGCGCGTTCTTCTCGCGCCATTTTGTTGTTCTGGCGTGCTCTTTGTCTGGGTTCGCCTGTTGGTAAGCGCGCGCCACAGCGTTCAATCGCTCGCGGTGAGCAGCCCGATACTCGCGATTCTGAATCGTCTTACAAGTTTTGCAAATGTAAAGGTGGTGCGTAACAGAGAAATCAGACCAGTTTACGGTCTTCATTAAAAGCTTATCGCAGGTTCGACATCTATATGGAGGTTTACGGGTCATAATCACTAGGAAATAGTTTGTAGTATTATTTAGTCATAATATCCCAACGCTGTGCCAATAGTCTATAAATACGGTTATGATACCGTCTAACGATCAAGAGTGGTTGGCTTTGCTTATTTGGAGCGAGGCGCGAGGCGAACCTACCGACGGTCAAGCCGCCGTTGCCCGCGTCGTGCTGAACCGTAGCGTTCTGCGCTACAGTTCAGATGGGACGGTCAAGGGCACCATTTTGGCGCCTTCGCAATTTTCAGATTTCTGGTTCAAATTTGTTGGCGGGCACTACGTCCGCGTCTGCCACAGCCTTGCCGACGCAGAGGTACGCGCCGGTGTACTGATGGGGCAGGCAAAGGCTCAGGGAAGCCTCTGGACGGCTTTGAGCGGTGTTGCGGCTGCGGTGATCGCCGAGACCTACACAAGCCCTGCCTATGACGTTCTGACGAACGATGTGGTGCTTTACGCCAACCTTTCGATCAGCAATCCCGCATGGGCTACGGCGGACAAGTTCGCGACGAAGATCGGCGCGCACTCTTTTTATCATGCTTGAATAAATAGATGTGTGGGGTTTCCTGAAGAGTTCCCCACACTCCAAAATAGGTAGATGCTTATCGGGGCTGCACATTATCCTTGGTGTGCAGCCCCTTTGCGTTCAGCATTTTCGGCCATTTAATTGTTGCTATTTGAATCGTGAAATTGTTTTTGGCTTTGCCAGATTGATTTTGTAGCGGACTGCCCGAAGCTGAGCCCGCTCTTGGTGGTAAGCAATCCAAGCCGCATCCACCGCTTTATCCTTGAACCGCATATGCCACTCATCGTTGGCATGGGTCCGCATGAGATCATCGGCCTGAATACCGCCGTAAGCTTCTTCGAACGCTTCAATGAAATCGTCCGCGATCTCTACGAAATCGATGGGGTCATGGTCGATATGGATCGCCTTGACAGGAACCCACGCCCCACTCACTTCGCATTTGATCTCACCGTCACGGATACGCTGGCGGCGGAATGCATCAATCTGCGGCACGATGGCGGTCCTGAAACCGGCCCGAACATTTCTCATCAATTGGCCGCGCGGTGATTGCTGAGCGGCGTTCCCCGCGTTCTCAGCACAGGTGTGCCAACCGAACGGCACGAAACCTCCAAGATCGTCCACCAAGCCCACCTGAACGCCGTTGCCACCCCTCGGATTGATACGGGTGGCAAACCCGGTGCATTCACCCTCAAGCTGGTCAGCCTTCACCGGGATGCTTTCGCTGTGCGCCATCAGAGCCCACCAGAAATCATCAGGCTTGAAGGGCGTGGGGGTGTGCGTTCCCTGTGGAAGAGATGCGCGAGCATGATCCTTCAGCGCAGCCACAGATTTGAATTGATATTCTCCAACGTGGATCATCGGCGGATGTCCGAGAATGGCACCACGTTGTCGTCAGTGTCGGGTTCAGGCTCGGGGGACTCATATAGGTAGGACGACGTGCGCGCCTTGCCCTTGATGGCCTTGATGAACACAGGGTGATCGGGGAGCAACTTGCTCACCTGCCTGCCCCAGACGGTCAGATCGGTGACGTAGTTCCGGCCAAAATGGTCAGACTCCCACTGGCGGAACACCGAATGAAGCTCGGTGGCCGTCACATAAGGCTTGACCTGAGAGTGCTTTTTAAGGTGGCCATAGTTGTATTCGCTCGGGTCGAACGACTCCAACCACACCTCCGTCCGCGTCTTGCTCCGTTGAGACCCTTGAAGGGCCTTCAGCGTCTCGTTATGGGCTTTCAAGGGGTCAACAGCGTCAACCCGCACCGAACTCCACACTGCGGTCCAATCAACGGCTGCGAGGCTCGCCCAATCGGGGTTGTCGCACATGCGGAGACCGACGAAGCGGCGGTTGCCGGTAGTGTCGCGGATCAGTTGATCCATTTCATCGTTGGACGTGCCGATCAGCGTGGCCTTCTGTTCGAGGCTGATCACCTCGTTCTTGCCGAGGGGGCGTGTGTCCGCGCGATCCTCGGTGATGAGCGTCTTGACGGTGTTCATTTCCGCCTTCTTCGCGCCCGCCATTTCGTCCACGAACAGGATAAAGCTCTTGCTCAGTTCCATCGAATAACGCTGGTCAGCGATCTGGTCGAACTTCACCGTCCGCATCGATTCCAAGAGTGGAGTGCAGATCGTCCGCACCAGCGTAGTCTTGCCGATGCCCTGCTTTCCCAACAGAACGATCATCAGGTGGTCATCCACCGGCTTGCCGACCATCTTGCATTTCACTTGGTGCATGAACTTTTTGATGGCAGCTTCGTAGAACTCCACGGTGAAGTCATCGTCCACTACGAAGTTCGAACGGATCGCCGCGTGCAGCGTCGCGGTCAGCATGGGCGCCATGGTGGGATCAGGCTGGCGGTCGATTTCACGGAACAGGACTGCTGGGCGAGCCGCGCGGGCCGTGGAGACCCATTCCCCGACCGCAGCCTTAAGCTCAGCCTCGGTGAAGCGTTTGAGGTTCGGCCACTTCCGGGTGAACAGGAAAATATCGTTATAGAGGCTCATGCTCGTGACATCGCGGCGCGTCAGAGCCATGCGGAGTTTCACGGCAGGGTCGGCCAGATCGGCGGCGGTCACCTCAACCACCTTGCCGTTGTCCAGCACCATGGTGGTCTGACCGCTCGTGATCATGCCGTTGTGGCGGCAGACAATCCCGTAGGTTTGAACCCAAAGCTCCACGAGGTGCATCACATCGGTAGGGACGGCTCCAAGGATCGTGGAGACGCGGGCGTTCCAAACAGCCCGTTCCGCCATCTTGGCGTTCATGCTCTTGCCGCCATGAGACACCAGCACAGACAACAAGCGTTTCCAGACACCGGCGTGTGCATCGCGGTTGGTGCGCTCCCCCGCAAGGCTCAGAAGTTCATATCGTTCATCATCAGTAGCAGACTGATCGGGTTCGAAATTCTCCCACTCGGCAAGTTTAGTAATAAAATCCATTAAAAAGGTTCATCCACAATATTGTTAGGTTAGTTCAGGCGACCGCTTTCAACATCACAGACCTGAGGTCAGTGTTGAGGTTGGCTAGCCCATATTTTCGTTGGCAATATCCGCATTGGCGAGCATCAAGCTCGTCTCGAAGGTGCTTCATCTCACCCATGGTGAGCCTGCCTTTACTCTTGCACCAAATCCGCATCATGGTTCCGAACATCGATTGGCGATGACTTCCGCCCTTATATTGAACGTCAAAGTCGTCCAGCCATTCGCGGCGGCAGTAGTCAGGATTCAGGATCGAGGCGCCGCCATCAACCTCCGAACTGTTCAGAAGGGGTTGGACCGCAACCCAATATTGTGCGGTCAGTGCCGGAGCGGTCGCTTTACGCTTTGACCGCTTCATGGCGAAGGTCAGAGCTTCATCGGGGAGCTTTTCGACCTCATAGAGGATCGCGTCAGCGTCGATGGCATCACCGTCAAGCCACTGTCGCTTCTCACCATAAAACGTAGGACCAAAGAGAAAGTCCCCGTCATCGTAGATCGAACCATCCATCTGATAATGGAAAAGATGGTTGAACCAAACGTAGATCAAGAAACCCTCATCAAAACTCACATCACGATTTAGCGGGATAATGGCACGGGTCTTAGGCTTAGCTTCCGTGTCCGAATAACTCGCGTAGAGCATGTGGGAATAATTGAGTGCGGTGAGGACATCTTGGATGGTGTCCATCGACACGTAGGGTTGCCCCGGTTCGTCGTTGTCGCAATCCAGATACATCAGGCTCATGTCGTGGCTGGAATAACGGCCAGTGCGCCAACGGCCAAACTCGGGTTGCCCCGAATAGCTGTTGATCTTGGTGCTTTCCTCGAACAGCGTAGGGGTGAACCCGTAGCTCTCTTGCTTGTTGGACTGTTCGGCCGGGTATGTGCAGCGCAGCCAGTAATCTGCGGCGAACTCCTCGAAGGAGTCGTAGAACCCCGCGTCATCGTCCACCTTCCCGAGCCGAAGTTTCAACTCGTTGGTGGACCGATCCGTGTAGAGGTCCGACATGTAAGATATAGTAATAGTAGACACGCTAAAGGCTCCGAGTGGTGGAAGACACTCGGAGCCTCGCTGATACACCACACCGGTTCCGGCCATCGGGTGTAAGTCGTTAAAACTCTGCGAAATGGTCTTCCACAACCATTGTTCTGTAATCTTATTTATCTCAGATGGGCGTGATGCCCGTCAATATCTTCTTTGGTCTTCCCTCGTGCGATTGGTTGTGGCTTGGCCCAAATGGAGATGAAGAGAGCCAAACGAGGGGATATTTAAATGTTGTCCCCTCACCCTTAAGCCATTGTTTTATCTCTTTATTTAGGCATATCGGAGAAGATAGAAGGGATAGTGAGGTATATTTCGGTCTCTGGCATATTTATGCATTACATAATGGTGGATAACATATCTACAACTACCATTACTTTATATTCTCTATCTTCTCTATTTAAATATAACTCAATAACATAAAGTGGTTGTGGGTGAGAAGATGCCGTCAAAACCATCTACTCTCGCCCTCTCTTCTTGGACATTCATCATCTCACCTTCCGGCTTTGCCTCATACCGCCCGAATTGCATCCCTCTTCGCAGCGATGATGTCCGCAAGCCGAACGGCTTGCTCCAACGAACACCCGGTTTCCACCAGTACGCGCTCAAACCTAACCCGTTGATCCGCCAACAACCTCGCCGCACGCTGCTCTTCAGCTAGCTCGCGGAATATAGCAGCCTCACGATCCGTGATGTCTTCCAATATGCTCTTCATAATGTTGTCTCCAATAACGGGTGGGGTTGATTTCCCATCTCGCGTTATTGTTATTTATACAAGTACCGCAAAATGCTGCTCCGCTTGTAAATATGTCATTGGACATTCACTTAACCTTCAAGTTCTCTACTGTCGACGATGCGAACGCGTTTCAATCGTGGTGCGAGGAGTCTGGATACATGGCTAGGCAAGTGCGTCTAGATAGTTCAGCGCATTTTTGTGAGGCATGTATATCGGACGATCAGGTGTCGTCGTTCCACGATTTGTGGGGAATATTCTTGGTAAGTTTTGGCGTTAGACCTATCTGAGGACAGGCTAAAAGGCATTTCCTCATAAATATCCTCAGAATTACTGAGGTGAACTAATGGCTAAAGGTGGGTATCGCCCCGGATCGGGCCGTAAAGCTGGCAAAGCTGGCTTGGACAAATTGATCACAAACAATAAGTTGTTGGAAGAGGTGAAGGCCAAATATGCCCATCTTGGCAACATTGAAGACCCGCTTGAGGTTATGTTGCTGTGTCAGACCATGGCGGTTGAAGAACAGAATTGGGACAAAGCGTTTGAACGCTCTAGCGTTCTAGCTCCATTTTTCCATGGCAAGGCTCCGTCTGCTGTTGAGCACACGGTTAAAACCATCAAAGACGATGCATCGGTGGCAGAGCGTGCAGCGCATCTTTGGGGAACTGTTCCGAAGCTGACAGTGGTTAAATGATCGAAGTTGATCCTTTAATCCTCGAAAATCTACGTGCTATTCGACAAGACATTTCGCTCTTGGAACAATATACGCCGGACCAACTCGAAGACATACGCGAACTTCACAACTACGCGATGCGCGAATGCTTTGACTATTATGCTGAAGTCGTCGCACCGGATTTCTGCAAACCACACCACGATCCGGCCCCATCACGCCACCACAGGCTGCTGATCTATTGGTTGAACCAACTCGCCGCGTGGGATGGCACCGGCAAAGTCGGCATCAAGCGCCTGATGATCTGGATGCCGCCCGGTTCTGCCAAAAGTACGTATACCGCACGTATCTGGCTGTCTTGGATGATGATGCGGAACGAGTTTTCCGAGTGCATCCTGACATCAGCATCAAGCACACTGGTTGATGAGCACTCAGAGCGGATTCAAAAGCTCGCTATCAAGTATGGGGATATATTCAAGGTAAAGTTGCTCGGTTGCCGTGGTGAACAGTTACCAGCCAAAGGTAATTGGAAACTTGATAATAAGTCTAGCCTCTTGGCGGTTTCGGCGGGCACTGATTTTCAGGGCTTCAGGGGTGACATCATCATAGCCGACGATCCCGTTGGTGGTGTTGAAGACATGACCGATGGCAAGCGTGAAGCCATGTGGCAGTGGTTCGACCAAAATATGCTTGGTCGTATTTCTGATGGTCTTAGCCGGATCGTCGTCATTATGACGCGTTGGAATGATGACGATATTTGCGGCCGGATTTTGCGTGAAAAGGGACGTGAAGGCTGGACGATTATTTCTCTCCCAGCGATTTGGGAATACGAGCACGACGAACCCGAGTTTCCGCTTGGTCTTGGCCGCAAGATCGATATCACGCTCGCCGAACCACTGCGTGATGAGCGGCTTTTGCTCTGGCCCCAGTACCACGGCTTTGAACGCTATGACGAAGCCCGTAAGGGTGCCGAGATCAAATTCCAAGCTCAATATCAGTGCAATCCCCTCCCGCCCGGCGGTGTCCTTTTCCAAGCGGACAAGATCAATCCTTCACGCGGCGCCCGCCGTGCAGTGAAGATGGTTCGGGCATGGGATTTCGCTGCAAGCAAGAAAAAAGGCGCCGATTATACATGCTCTGTCAAAATGCAAGTGGATGCATTCGGCCATTATAACGTGCTGCACCGCACCAAGGATCGCCTTGGTCCGCATGAGGCTCGTGCAGCCGTGATGGATTTCGCCAAAGAGGATGGTCCGAATTGCTACATCGCAATTCCCAAGGACCCCGGTCAGGCCGGATCATGGCAAGCTCAGGACTTGGTTGCAGGGCTGGCGGGCTTCAAAGTTGAGGTATATTCACAAACAGGGTCCAAAGAGGATCGCGCTAAGCCGTTCGCCAGTCAGGTCAATGGCGAGAATGTCAGTGCTGAGATAGCCGATTGGAACCGCGATTTCGTTGACGAACTGCGCGGATTCCCAAATCTTCAGCATGACGATCAGGTGGATGCTGCATCGATGGCGTTCGGGTCGCTTTTGGACCTTCCGAAGCTAGTTCGCCCACCGCGTTGGAGCCATGGAAATCACCTTTCACGCTAGCTTGTAGCCGCGTGCACACGCACACACGCTCTGAAAATAATCTAAACGCCCTCTCGCGCGTGTTCGCACAGGTCCCCACGACCAAAATGTGCCCCACAGGCACGCAAAAACGGTCTCAGCGCGGGATTTCGCGAGACCGTAGGCTCAAAATGTGACTGAGATTAGGCGGAAACGATGCGGCTAACAGCGTCCAGCGAGAGCTTCCGACCATATTCGGCGAGAACATGCGCCTGAATCGTCCTCAGAGGCTTGTTTGAGGCTCTGAGAGCCTTCATGGCGGTGATGATGACCTGTTCCTCCTCAACCGGCTCCAAGGCCCCTTCAGAGCCTTTGGTGTAGCCAAACGGAACGATTCCACCGAGGTAGCGGCCACGTTCCTTCTGATCCTTCTTCATGGCGCCGACACGCTCGCGGATCATGTCGCGTTCGACCTCTCCAAACGCGGCGGCAATGGTCAGGAACACCTTAGCCAGACCGTTTGACACTTCACCGATGTCCAAAAGGATGAGGGAAACGCCTTTATTTTTAAGCTCTTCAACGGTTTGCAGAGCGTCGAGCGCGGATCGGAACATTCTGTCCAGTTTCACGGCAACAATGATGTCGCCCTTGACGAGTTTGTTGAACAGGATGGTGCCTTGCGGGCGAGAACGCACAGGCAGGCTTCCCGACACCCCTTCTTCCACGAAGACCTCAGCGATATCGTGGTCGTTCATCATCGCCCAACCACGAAGTTTGCGTTCCTGAGCGGCGAGGCTTTCGCCTTCAGCCTGTTGGGCCGTGGAAACACGGCAATATGCATAAACGGTCATGGGTCACTCCTGTCTGTTTGTCTGCTTGTATCTATTTAGCTTCGCGATGTCAAATGCTGTCTGTCTGTTTCAACAAGCAGACAGACAAACCATCAGGCAGGCCTCTAACCCCCTCAATACGCATCGTTTATCAATATCCTATGGGGTGGGTAGGTTTTGGGTGAGCGCACGACGCCCCAGCGCAAGCAGTTAAAACGCACAGCAACTACTTTCTGAAAAATTTTCCCAATATTTTTCTTGAAACGACCCTCCCCATAAATATCGGATGATCGTCATCACCTTCCCGGCCCCGCTCTACATGGCTTTTCATGTTCGCATAGGGGTCATTGCTCGGTCAGTTGTTAATGGTGACCTTTCGGATGATCAGGTTGATTATGAGATGAAGTATCTGGTTCGTCAGGTCACGGAGGCCCATCTATTGTTGGAACAGATCAACACGATACTCCATCCACTATCCTAAATAATGGATGCCAAAGACCACGAAAACATCGTCTCCCGCAGCGTCGATTCTCACACTTCCGAATGGAAGCCCCGAGCGTTCGGCTGCATTTAAAGCCTTTTGCCAAGCCCTGCTTGAGCGCAAAGCCGCATCCGACAAGCATTCCCCTAAATAATGGGTAGTCTAATAGGACACCCGTAATCAATGTTTGATATTATTTCCGCAAAGTATAATCGCGATGAGCAATTTTTGCAGCGCACGCATGACCTAAATTTGCTGCTGCGGATCATTGCTCCCGAAGTTGCGGGCGGAATCTATGATATTCCTGAGAACTCGGGTCACCCACCCTTGGTGCCGTTCGGTCAAGAGACGACTGGTTCCGGTCGATACATCAAAATTGAAAATCGCCGCCCGAATATTCCCGAGGGCACGAGCACTTTGCGGGCACAGGTTGTACGCCAAGGGCAGATGTTATTTGGCGATGATGCTTTCCCATCGGTCAGCACGTCTGATCAGACCGTTCGGGTTGTTCTAGAAGGCTGGATAGACCAAGCGCAGATAGCCGACAAGATGCGGGCATCCGTTCTGTTGGGGTCCGTGGGTTCCGTCGCCCTGCACCTCAAAGCATTGGCTGACATTAACGATCCTCACCGCGTCTACGTCGATGTTCACACCACCAGCTTCCTGAACCCCACGTTTAAGGCATATCGTCCTGACGAGCTGGAAAGCATGGAGGAAAAATACAAGATCGACGGCCAGAGCCTTCGTCTAGATGGTTACGCCATCCCTGAAGCCGATGACGCGGCCATTTTCTGGGTCATGCGTCAGTGGACTGAAACTGAAGAGATTTGGTATCAGCCTTGGAAAGACGTTGATGAGGTTCGCGCGAAAAATCGTGGTGAAACCTTCACGCCTGTTCGTGACGACGAATCTTCAACTGTCCACAATCTAGGTTTCTGCCCGTGGATTTGGATTAAGAACCTACCGTTGGGTCGTGGCGTGGATGGCTCTAGCCAGTTCCGCGCGGCCATCGATCACGCCATCAATCTTGATTATCTGGAATCCCAGATCGCGCGTGCGGTCAAGTATACCATGGACCCGACGCTGGTCATTCAGCAGGACCCTTCGACCCCGGATGATGAGGAAGAAGGCGGCGATGAGCTAGCCAAAAGCCCCAGCACCATCCTCGTGATCGGCACGGATGGTAAGGCTTACTATCTGGAAATCAGTGGTGTGGGCATTGAGAAGGCGCGACAGGTCGCGGCGGACCTTCGCAAAGCCATTATTGAGATCATGCACGGCGACCGTGTTGACCCTGAAAAGGTCACACAGGGCCATCAGGGCGCCAAGTCTCTCGCCATGCTCAATCAGCCTCTTATCGGTCTGTGTGACCAACTGAAGGTCTCTTACGGCTCTGCGATGAAGCAGATGCTTCGGATGTTCATCCGCATCGGCGCCACTCGGGACATCGAGGTCAACGACATCACCTATGCGGCGGCTTCACTGAAGCCTGTCCCTGATCTTCATTTGGATTTCGGCAACTACTACACGGACACGCCCGCCGAATTGTTCGCCCAAGCTCAAGCCGACAAGCAGAATATCGAGAACGGCTCCTTGAGCATTGAACGCGCGATCAGCAAGCACGCCAAAGACTACAATATCAAGGATGTTCCGGCGGAACGGCTGAAGATCGAGGAAGACCAAAAGGCTACGGATGCGCGCGCAATCAGGCTCGCTGGGGCTATGGCTCAGGTCAAAGTCAGCGAGGACATCTAACCACTCAGTCCGTCACTTTCAGTTCCCTTACTAAATAACTTCATAGATCGGCAGGGGCCGGTCGCATTGAAGTAGGGACTGAAATGACAACTGAAACTAGCGCAACCGCTTCGGCGGAATCGACAACCGAATCCAAGATCGAAACGAAGACCGCAGGGGCGGCTAAGTTTAGCTTCGAGGAACTTGAGAAATATCGGGAAGAAGCAATTTCCGACAACATCAAGCTTCGGGAGAAGAACTCCGAATATAAGAAGCAAATGCAACAACTGGAAACGCAGGCACGCAAGGGTGCGGAGCTTGAGGAACAGTTGACCAAAGTCGAACAACAGGCACGCCAACGCGTCGCCAAGGCCGAATTCAAAGCTCTGCTTAAGCATTCCGGCATTGATGACCCTGATGTGTTGAAGCTCCTTCCGCTAGAATCCGTCGAATATGACGACGAAGGTGAACCGAGCAACGTTGAGGCTATTTGGACCACGTTTCAGGAATCCAAAAAGTATCTCTTCAACGCAAAAACTAACACCAGCACTGCTGCGATTAAAGCAGCACCGGAACCTAAGAACGTCTCCGTGGACTGGAATACTTTGAGTGATGAGGAATTCGATGCTCGCCGTGCAGAAATGCACAAGGCGCAGCGTCGGCAATAAAACCTCCCGCCACGGCGGCACAACTATTGTAAAGTTGAATTTTTATTATGTCTAATATGTCTCTTATCAATGTCAATTCGGCATTGGCTCCCCTAACCCAGCAAGGCTACTTGAACCGTCTGGTTCGTCCCTCTCTTGAGCCTGAAAACGTCTGGCGTAAAGCTGCCTCGACGGATGCGGAAAACTTCCCCCACCAAGCCGGTATGCCGGAAGTCATCAGCGTTCGTGGTCTGCTGACTCCGAACCTGACCCCGAACAACGTCTCGTCCTTTACTGACCCTCTGGGTGGTATGACTGTCGGCAACGCCGTCCAGTATGAGCAATACCTCGGTAAGTTCGACCGCTACGACCACCTCCTGTCAGTTGACACGGAAGGCGAAGACTTCGCTATCGTGCGTCAGTTTGAAGAAAACTTCATCTCTCTGGCTCTCTATGGTGCGCAGGTCTCCGATTTCTTGGCTCGTAACGCGCTGTTCACCACCTACACCGGTGGTAACACCTTCCTGACGGCCAATGCTAACTCGTCCGCCACAACGATCCACGTTGACAACATCAACGGCTTCGTCCCGGCTTCGTCGACCCTTGGTACTGTCGCCACCCCGACGATCACCATCGCTGGCAACACCTACACCATCTCGGCTGCAACGCCTGACGGTTCGAACGCCTCTGGCTTCGTCGTCACCGATGTCACCGGTATGATCGGCACCAGTGGCACCTTGACGATCTCTCCGGGTCTGTCCGCCGCCACCGCGTCGGGCACCGCAGTTACCGCCGTCAATGGCCCCCAAATGCTGCGTGCGAACTCGCGCGTCAGCTACAACACGATCCAGTCGGGTGACTTACTGACTTCCACCCTGATCAACCAAGCGAAGGGTATCCTGACCGGTAACCGTGCGCCGAAGATCGGTGGAGCTTACACCCTTTACGCGGATAACTTTGCTCTGCAAGGTCTGTATCAGGACCCTGAATTCCAAAGCTTCTTCCGTGGCGGCTATGACTCGTCCGTCTGGCAGGATGGTGAAATCACCAAACTGCTTGGTGTCCGCGTTGTTGAGTGCACGTCTAACCCGATCCAGTATGTCGGCAACCAACTGGTCTCCCGACCGATGCTGGTAGCCGGTGGCGCCCTGACTGAGTTCCAAGCTACGGACCGTATGGTCCGTAACTCCAAGGAAGCTGGCAACGGTGTCATCCACACGATGGTCATGGACAACATGGTGTTCCACACCCGTCCGCCTATCGATCCGGGTGCTCAGTTCATCACGCAGGCCTTCAAGACCTACGTGGGTTACTCGGCCCGCACAGACCGCCTGCTGACCTCGCTGAACGTGCCCACGGCCAGCGCAGCGAATTACAAGCGCGCCGTCTGCATGGAAGTCGCTGGCGTTTAATCGCCACCAAAAATAAGAGAATTGGCCCGGCAGGCAACTGCCGGGCTTTTCTTTGCCCATTCTAAATAAGGACATGAGTAACCCGCCCGTCCCTCTCACATATCAGCAGAAGTCTGACATCCGCCGCCACTTGGGATATCCCAACTGGGCGAGCGATCTCATGCCGATTGCGTCCTATTACCGTCTAGAGCATTTGGAAAAACTCCAAATGGTCATGGATTATTTGGATCAGACGGACCACAACAACGTGGTTAGCCAACTTGCGGCGATTAACGCTGCCTATGCGACTTGGCAGGCGAACCAAAACAACAATCAGAACTCACAAGTCGGCATTATCACCCGAGACCCTCGCCGTGTGGCCCTTGATCGCAGTTTCTACCGGTCGCTATGTCGCGATCTCGCAAGCTGGATCGGTGTTCCCTATCGGGGTGGCGGCAAGCTGCGTGTGGTGGTCTAAATGACTACTAACATTTTGGCTTCAACAACCGCCGACCTTGTTGAGATGTGGCAAGAGATTGGGGCTACATTCGGGTCTACATACGAATGGTATTCTGCATCCACCGGCAACAACCTCAATCCGATTTCTGATGCGAATGATAGTGGCTCATTTCAGTGCTACTTCGACCGCGACCCGACTTTCCCCACGAAGCGTGCTCGCGAGTATGGAAAACCCGAGTATTTCTGCGCTTACGATAGGGCTGGACCACAGGTAGGCGACTATCTTGTTGGGACTGACACCTATGTCATCATCGACCAAGATGACCTCACACCTTCCAAGGTGGTGATGTGTAATACTCTTGTAGATTTCTACCGACCCGGTCCCACGTCTATCAATGGAGTGCGTGAAACAACCAAAGGACTTGGAACTATGATCGCCCAGCAATGGCCGGTGAGCCTATTGGCCGGTTCGCGTGGCGAAAAGGCTACAATAGACCTGCCTGATGCCGTTCGCCAACCTTGGGTGACGATCCTTTGTCCGACCATCCCCGGCGTTATACTGATGAATGGCGACAAGTTGCAGGACTCTAGTGGCAATAAGTATCAAATCTCGATGCCAGAAGATACGCTGCTTGGAAATCGACTGACCGCCAAAATGGATATGGGGTAAGCGATGACCTCTAATCCAGTCACCGTTACTGACTCGTCCAGCGTGGAGAATGCTATTCTTGCGCTTTTGAACGACGCTGTCTTTGGTGCGAACGCGACCATCGATTCATCCGTGTTAACACCTGTAAGCATCAACGGAACAACCGCCCCTATCGCGATTTTTCGCGGGTGGCCGACCCCTCAGGAACTTCAGTCTGATGTCGTGAACTCGGGCGGCGTTTACATAAGCGTCTACAAATCCACGGTGAGCCGCAATACGACACGGTTCCAACTCACCTATCAGCCGTATGCCAACGCCCCTGTAACGGCCTCTCTGACCGTCTCGGGAGCGTCTGTGACGGTCGGCGGCTATGGCTCGAACTCCAACGTCATCGGAGCCGCCTACGGCTCTGTGTCAGGCTCCTATCGCCCGCTAGCGAACGAGAGTGCGGATTCCGAGCTGATCCCGCCGGCCATTCCGATTTGATGCCGCCACCCGTTCCGATTTGATCCCGCCAGTCATTCCGGAATGATCCCGCCAGGGGTTCCGATTTGATGCCGCCAGGCAAGGGGC